GGCAGAAGTACTTCTTTCACCTGGTGTTTTAACAAGAGAAAACGACCAGTCTTTTTTAACACAACAACCTATTCAAGCAGGTGCTTGTATTGTAGGTCCTACAGCAAAGGGTCCTACAACTCCTGTTTTAGTACGTTCATATTCTGATTTTGTAAATAGATTTGGAACCACTATTACCTCAGGTTCTCAAGTTTATTCATATTTAACTAACATTTCAGCCCAAAACTATTTCAACAACGGAGGTACTACTTTATTGGTGTCTAGAGTAACTAGTGGAGACTTTACTTCTGCTACTTCCTCATTAATCCCAACAGGCTCAGGTGGTCCTTCCACAGGTTTATCTCCATTTGTTTTAGAGACTATCTCTAAAGGAAATATTATGAATTCAGGAGATTCTGAAGGATCTAATGGGACTTTAGTTTTGGGTTCTATTGATAATTTGAGATGGGAAATTCCTTCTGTAAATACAGAATCAGGTGAATTTTCACTATTAATTAGACAAGGTAGCGATACTTTAACCGAAAAAATAGTATTAGAATCTTATGATGGTTTATCATTAGATCCTAAATCATCTAATTTTATCTCTAAAAAGATAGGTAATACTCAAGAAAATATTGTAACTACTGCTGATGGAACTTTCATTCAAGTATCAGGTAGTTTCCCAAATGTTTCAAGATACATAACAGTTAAATCAGTAAATTATCTAACCCCTGATTATTTAGATAACAACGGAACCGCCAAAAATGCCTACACAGGTTCTTTACCTTCTATCTCAAGTGGTTCTTTTGGAGGAGCTGTAGGTGATCAATTTAATACAAGTGAGCAAGCTCAATTTTATCAAAACATAACAGGAGATAATATTCAAGGAGTTAGCGTAAGTGATTATTCTCAAAGCTTTAATTTATTAGCCAATAAAGACGAATATCAATTTAACGTAATTACTGCCCCTGGTATTATTAAAAACGCAACAAACCACTCAACTCAATTTAATGCCCTTGTAAATTTAGCTCAAGGAAGAACAGATTGTATTACAGTAGTAGATCTAGTAACATACAATTCTACAATTGGAGCAGTAACAACTCAAGCAGGAACAGTAAACAGTTCATACGCTGCCTCATACTGGCCATGGGTTCAAGTAAATGACCCAAATACAGGAGAATATATATTTGTACCTGCTTCAACTCTAATCCCAGGAGTATATGCCTTCAATGATTCAGTAGCAGAACCTTGGTTTGCACCTGCTGGTATTAATAGAGGAGGATTAGATACTGTAGTACGCCCTGAGAAAAAATTAACACAAGCTAACCGTGATACTTTATATCAAGGTAAAGTAAATCCAATTGCCGTATTCCCTAACACAGGAACAGTAGTATTTGGTCAGAAAACTTTACAGAAAAAAGCATCAGCTTTAGATCGTGTAAACGTAAGAAGATTATTGATTGCTCTTAAATCATTTATTGGTCAAACAGCAGCTAATCTAGTATTCGAACAAAATACTATTACCACAAGAAATAACTTCTTAGCTCAAATAAACCCATATTTAGAATCAGTTCAACAAAGACAAGGATTGTTTGCTTTTAGGGTTGTTATGGATGATACAAATAATACCCCTGATGTAATCGACAGAAATCAACTAGTAGGACAAATTTTCTTACAACCAACTAGAACTGCAGAATTTATAGTACTTGATTTCAATGTGTTGCCTACAGGAGTTGAGTTTCCTTCTTAAAAACGTAAATTTGTAATATTTATAAACAAAATATAAAATGCCAACACTAGATCCAAACGAAATTTTCTTCACAGCATTTGAACCTAAAGTAAAAAATAGATTCATTTGTTATATTGACGGATTTCCCTCTTATATCCTTAAAGGAGTAGCAGCAGTCACTATTGATAATGGAGAACAAGTATTAAACCATATCAACGTTTACCGTAAAGTAAAAGGTAAATCAAAGTGGGGTGATGTACAGTTTACATTATATGATCCAATCACTCCTTCAGGTGCTCAAGCCATGATTGAATGGATCAGATTACACCACGAATCAGTAACAGGAAGAGATGGGTATTCTGATTTTTATAAAAAAGACATCACATTCAACGTAATTGACCCAGTTGGTTCAATTATCTCAGAGTGGGTTATGAAAGGTGCTTTCATTAAAACCGCTAATTGGGGAGATTATTCGTACGATGAAGATGGTACAATCCAAAACCTTACAATGACTGTAGGTATGGATTACTGTGTATTGAATTTCTAATAACTTCGCTGCTACCTTAGGTAGTAAAAACCCTGACTACGAGTTGGTCGGGGTTTTGTTTTTTCGTAT